ATGCTCCCCTTTGTATTGGGTCTGTGCTTTTTGTCATTCCTAAATAAAAATAGTGTTCCAAATCAATTACAATTCTTTCAAATTTCTGAAGCCTGTATACTTCTTTTCTCAACTCGTCTACATTAAGTTGTTCAATATTTTTCATAAATTGCTCCTTTATTCACAATCTACATATTCGTCCTCATAAAACTTAATGCAATCATTTTCTTCTATGTAGTGACCTACTTGATAAACAAAATCATCAAATCCTATATCATTTGCCTTAACACCATATAGGAACATTTTTACACTGTAATCTTTTCTATATAGCCATGCTTCTAATACACAATTATGAATCACTACATCAACTATGTAGTCTTCATCATATTGGAATGACCATGTAACAATGTGTAGTAGTTTCATTGTTGTGTACCTCCTTTTAAACTGTGCTTTCCTACATAATTAGGAAATAATCTATTAAAGTGTTTCCAGTATAAATATGGTGTCATATTTAAAATTCTCATTGCATCAGCATGACTTATTTCCCTTGCATTTGCTCTTGTAGCAATGTCTTTAAATTTCTTTTCATCAATTACTATTTCTTTTCTACCAAATATTACTCCCCTAGCATGTGCAGCCTTAATACCCTCTTCTGTTCTTTTCTTTTTATCAACCAGTTCTTTCTCTGCTTGGTAACATTTAATCATTATCCATATTTTATAAAATAGCTTTTCTTCTAACCCTGTAGCTTCTGCAAACTCACTAGGTATGTCAAGGAATCTTAAAACCACACCATGATACTCAAACCATGATATTTCTTTAAGTAGTTCTTCTAGGTTTCTGCCTAATCTATCAAATTCATGCAATGTAACCCTTATTTTTATGTCAGGATTAATTTCTTGAATCTCTTTTATTTTATCTTTCATTTCAATATACTGTTCTCTGTTAAACTCCTTACCTGTACTCTTATCTTTGAAGAAGTATCTAAGTGATAAGTCAGGTATTATTTGCTTTATACTTTCTTCTTGTCTGTCCAGAGACTGCTGTTTACTTGAAACTCTTGCATAAGCCATTTCTAAATACTGTTCCATTTTGTTTTATCCTCCTTGTATTTTTATATATTTGAAAAAGTACACTTTTCCAACATTTCCCAAGATTCCATATATTTATCTGAAATGTCTAACCTCAAATAATCAAATAATATATTTGAAAATTTATTATCTAATGAACTATATGCATATCAACTAGCCTAAGCATAAAAATAGAGCAGTTAGTACATATGTTCTAACTGCTCTCTTGTTTTATACCATGAATACCTGAATATTCATTCTATGTGTTCTAACTATTACTTGATTTGTTAGCTTACCATCTATGACCTCATTTCCTACTTGTACAAACTGTGAAGTCCTATCAGAAGTCCATTTTGCCTTGCTGTGTCTACGTTTTTTCTTTTTGTCCGCAGCTTTACATTTAGTAATGTTGTTATCAACTTCTGGACAGAACACTTTTAAATCCCCAAGCTTCAATCCATCTATTTCTACTGGCTCTGTATGTTCTTCAAGTGCTCTGAAAATAATCACTATCTTGTCCTTATGAACTTCAATCCTTTTAAACAATTTGTTAAATTGCTTAACATCAACACCACCTTCGTCTACTATGTTTTGTTTGATTACTTCTTCTAAGTTATCTATAAACTTATCTACCAGTTCATTGATTTTATCTTCAGTTAATATGTTCTTTACATAAACTGATTTGATACTCTGTTCTAACTCTTTAACCTTGTTCTTTGCTTCTCTGTATTCATCCTCACTTGCAAGGTCATCTTTAAATAAAATACTTATTCTTTTTAATCTTGCCTTTGCTTCTTTTAATTTTTCAGCAGTTTTATTATCTATATTACTTTTCTCTTTTTCTTTAATACTGCTGATTATCTTTTCTCTTACCTGCTCCCTTAAACTGCTACTGTTTTTCAATACTGCTATTATCACCTTGCTTACAATTTCAATCATATACTCCAGACGTATTACAACTTCATTATCACAAGCCTCTCTATTAGCCTGATTGTTCTTGTTGTACTTCTTATATCCACACATTAAATAGATATAACGTCCATCCTTATTTTTATGATGGCTCTCTTTTCTGTTATAGTTCCTACCACACTCTCCACAAACTATCACTTTACTAAATAACTTGTCTGTTAATATATTAGGCTTGTAACCTATTTTATTATTTGTTACTTCCCTCATTTTGTTCATGTTTCTGTCCATTATGTCATTGCATTTCTGCCATAGCTCTGGTTCTACTATCATTAAGTCTGGTCTGTTTCTTCTATATATAGTGCTTTCATCAGTATTTAATTTTCTCTTTGACCTAACACTTGGTGTAATGTGTTGGTTCATAATGAGTTCACCTTTATATAAAGGATTTCTTATAAATCTCCTAAGTGCAAACATAGACATTCTTCCACCCCTATAAGTCCTAATGTCTCTGTTTATCCAGTCCTGTGCTATACTGCTTATTCCCTCTCCATCTGCATATCTTGTGAAAAGCTCTCTTAATAGTTCTGCTTGTTCTGTCACTATTGTAGCCTTGCTTGTATCTTTAGAATCCCTTTTATAGCCAAACACATCACCAGGCACTCTACCTAACTCTGACTCGTATCTAATTCTTAAGCTGTTCTGTAAATTATTGTGTAATGCATTTGAATAGTTCTCTGCCATCATCCCTAGGATACTTAACATTGTTCTATCTTTCTCTTTACTTGAATCTAAGTTCTCAGTGATAAACACAACATTTATATTATGTTGTTTTAAGTCTTCTATCAGACTTAAGAAGTCTTCTGCATTTCTGCTGAATCTCTTACTATCCTTAAATAAGAGTGTGTCATATTTACCTTGTTTAGCATCTTCAATCATTTGCATAAATTTAGGACGCTTACTAACTAAAGTACCTGACCTCTGTTCATACACTTCACCTACAAGCTGATAGCCTTCTTCCTTATGACTCTCTATCCATCTGTTAAACATTTCTCTTTGAGTTATAAGACTTGTCTCTTGTTCCTCATGTTTTGTTGATACACGACCATAACCACATACTCTTTTAATTGTTTTCATTTTGTTTCTCCTTTATCTTCAGAATTTGATGGATTGTAACGCTGTTTAGAAGAGGCATCAAGCTCTTTTTCTACAAACACTGGGACAAACACTGAAAGTAGTTCATCAATTAGCACAGCTGTTTCATCATTACTCATAACTGTATCCTCCTTAAATTTTCTAAGAAGAAATACCTAACAGCTGGTCTACATAGACTTATTCCCTACTGTTCAGCTGTTTATCCATACTGTTTTCTTTAAGGTTGTGTACAAATTGATATATTGATTCATAACTGTATATAGTCTCTATCAACTAGTTCACCTTGATTTTGTTCATTTAACTTCATCATTTGTTAACTGTATTGAAAGAAGTCCTGCACTGTATATTCATTGATATATACAGCTGACATTAAGGTTGATTAAACTGTAAATAATTTAGGTTTTTCATTTGTATATTCATTTTGCACTGTATTTAACTCTCTTTTCAGCTGTCCCTTTATACTTATTTCACAGCTGTTAATACCAGCTGTGCACTGTTTTCAAATTTTATTTGCACTGTTTCTCAGTTGATATATTATGTAAAACCTATAAACCATCACCAATATTTATTAAGGTCACACAATGCTATTTATTCTTTGCAACTGTTCTCAATATCACTCTTCTTACTGTTTATCTTTTTATTTGCAACTGTTTTAATATATTATGATTTGTATTCACATTTGAATTGGTTGTTCTTATTTAATACTTTGATGTCTTGTTCTTTTTATTCACACTGTTTATGTATTTCTTTGCACTGTATATTTGAGGTCACTATTTGTTCTGTTGTTTTGTCTGTGTTATTTAGTTAAACCTGTTACTGTTTTTCTTTTTATCTGCAATTGTATAAATATATCAATCATATGGGAGAAAACAAAAAGAAGCTTACTGTCTAAACCAGTAAGCTTCTCTCATTGTTCATTGTTTTAATTGTTATGCGTGCTTTACTCTGTCCTTAAGCTCTGCTCTCTTTCCACCATTCCATGTGTTAATGTCACCAGTTAGATATCCTGTTATTCTTCTTATACGTTCAAACTTAATTCCTTTACCCCTTTCTTTCTCTGTTACTGCTTTCATCTTTAAACCCTCCTTGTCTTATTTTATTACAAGTTTCTGACCTATATAAATGATGTTTGGATTTGGTATATTGTTGTCTTTTGCTATTTTCTGATATGTAGTTCCATATTTCTTTGCTATTGCTGATAAGGTATCACCTGCTTTAACTGTGTAAACCACTTCTGTTCTTTGTTCAGGTAAATTTGCTGTTTGTACTACAAACTTATTAAATATAGCTATTCCATAACTTGCTCTCTGCTCTTTTACTTTGTCACTCTGGTCTTTTGGTCTCTCAAATTGAGTTAGCACTACATCAGAAGCCTGTTTAATACTTTTAGCTGTCTTAAGTGCATTAAACACTCCATTATATGATGTTGTTAACTCTTGGATAAGGAAGTCTACCTGCATTGCTAAATCACCTATACTTGCTTTCTGCTGTTTTGCAAAGTTCAACAGGTTCTGCTTTCTACTCCAATAAGTCCATTGTGCTAAACCATAACCTGCACTGTCTTTCACAAAGTTTGTATAGATATTTTCATCAACTGCCTTTGTGTAAACATCATCTGACATTCCAAGTTTTTTCTCAAAGTTGTTCTGCAAGTTATTGCTTCTTATACCTGATTCTGCTTGTAGGTTACCCATCAAGGCGCTGACTCCAATTTCATTGCCTATTGCTTTATTCAGTTTATCCCAGACATACTTATCATCTTTGTATGTTTGTGATGGTGTTGGCTGTGGTGTTTGTGTTGGCTGAAGCTGTTCTGATGGGTAAACTGGCTTTCCTGTTTTCTCCCTGATGATTTGATTAGCCTTTTCACAGATTTCACCTAATCTGTTGTAAACATAATCACCTGGACATGACTTACTTGCAAACCATCTATGAACTAACACATTTTGCTCTGTAGGATTTCCTACTAAGTTCTTGTCTGCTTTCCACTTTAGTTCGCCCATATTATTTCTGATTGCTATGTCTGCCATTAGATTCACTAAAGAATTGTAAACTGCTTTGTTGATTGCATAAGGAGCTGTTGGGTCACAAGCCATCTCTATTGTTATTGCTTCAAAGTCTACTCCTTTGGCTCCTCTGGACTGCTGGGATTTGTTAGGTGTTCCTCCTACAAATAAACCATACTTGTTACTTACTTCTTTGTCTCCTCCAGTTGTCCAAGCTCTGTCTTCTTCTTTAACTGATTGACCTATTGTTCCATCTGTTCCAATTACATAATGACAACTTGCTCCACAATCTGTTGTGAAGTGGTCTACTCCGTTCTTTGTTGTTACTTGTCCAACATAGACGTGTGGAATGATGTAATTGTTGTGTTTGTCCTTAACTGTTGTTTTGTTCTTAGTTAAGTTTATATAAGTTACTAAACTTGATTGGCTCATTGTTGATTTACCTCCTTTTCTTCTGGACTCTTATATACTTACTTTTTATGTCTGTTTTTAAGTTTTAAAACTTATAAAATATTGACAACTATGCTATTAAAACGGTATAATACAATGTTAAGTTATGACTAAATATCAAAGGGGTTATGTCTATGAATGAAATTGAAAAGCAATTAGATGAGTATTGTTATAAATACAAAATTCCTAAAGAATATCTATTTGATATACTTGAAGACCAAAAAGTAGTTCCTATGATAAGAGGTAAGGCTACCGAATATCAAGTGTTCACAATTTTGAAACAAATTCTTAATCCACACGAATGGGTAGTATCTAAATTAAATATAAACGCTCAGACTGGTATGCATGATGAAGATGTTACAATAACACATCAACGTACTGGTGTTATTATTAAAGTTGAATGCAAAAATGCTACTCGTGGTAGTATGAAAATGAGTTCAAGGTCTAAAATTAAAGTTCCTAAATGTACTATTAAGTGTCATAAGTCAAGAAGTGACTTATCAAAGGCATCCACCACAAATGATAGATATTTAGTTGGTGACTTTGATATTGTTATTTCAAACTTATCAAATGCAGTTATTGCAGGGGCAACTTATTCTGAAAACTTTGAGTTAATACCTGATGAAACTATGATTGCTAAACTTGCATCTTATTATAATTGCAAGCCTGAGTATCAACCTATCTTTGACGCAGCTTTTAATGACTGGCGATTTGCTTTTGCTACTGATATTGCTGAAAATGGTGTTATTCCTAGAACACCAACTGTTTTACTTGAAAATGACCCTGTATGGAAACCAATTGATAAAATAACAGAAAACTTAGAAGCTTTTGCACGTTCTCAACGTTCAAGAGCCAGAAGACGCTAAAAAGAGGAGCCTTTAGGCTCCTCTTACTTTTACTTATAGTTCAATATAAACAACTCTTTGCCTTTATCTCTTTCTCCCTTATGACCATCAGCTAATTTTTTACCGTTCTTTTGGTCGTCAGTTCGTGCTATACAATAATTCCACTCTTTATCATACATGTAAGGCATAAACTCATAAAGTTGTTTTATTTCTTCACAATTGTCATAAGTTATAAATATCTTAAGTCTTTTATAATTCCTTTTGATACACTCAACTAATTCCAAATGATTTTCTCTACTAAAATACTTAGTATAAAATTTATCTTGGTCTGCATTGAAATATGGAGGGTCTATAAAAGCTAATGAATTTTTAGGTAATTCATCTATAACGTCTATAGCAGAACGACACATCAATTCTACACCCTGTAGTTTCTCACTTGTCCTCCTAATATTTCTAGGCCAATTCTTAGGTGTCATGGAATACTTCTCACCATATCCGAAGTACATATTTTCAAATTTCATTATCCCACTATAACTAATTCTATTTAGATAAAACCACCTAACTGCTGATTCTAATTCATTTGTTGGTTTATATTCATTTTTGTAATATGTATGACTCTCTTTACTTGGTTCTCTAAAAGTACTAAGTAATTCAATCATTTCCTCAGGTCTATCCCTAATTATCCTATAAACCAACATAATATCTTCATCTAAATCATTAAGTATATTTATTTTACTCTTTTCTTTATAGAAGAATATGCTTGCTCCACCAGCAAATGGTTCACAATATACCTTAGTATCTATTAAGTGTTCTGCTATTAACTTTCTTGCATAAAACTTTCCACCTGCATACCTAAAAGGACTATTTATCTCTGCCATAATAAAAGCACCTCCCAACTGCTCTATTGTATCAGAACAGTTTAGAGGTGTAAATACTAATTTTAGAATATTTTTTATACTATGTCAATATGTTATTTGATACCAATTACCATTATGAGATACAACTAGTGGAGTTTGATTAGGAAGTGGTGTAGGCTCTTCTCCATTTAATTTAACCCATTTAAGAAAATATTGTATGTCTTCATCTTTTAATGGCATTGTCCCTCTTGTATATTCTCTTATTCTAATGTGTTTTCCCATATGATGTAAATCAAGAAACTTGTCAGTGTAGTAAGCTATAATTCTGTGCCAGTTGTCTTTCCAGTTATAAGCAAGTACATAAGGATTTATAACACTGTTTTCATTTACTTCTGTTATTAGGTATCCTTGTTCATCTAAACTCTCTGGGTCTCCTGCAAACAAGTCAACATACATTGCAACATTCTTTGAATAATTACCAAAGTCATCATCATCAATTGTAACCTGTGTTAACATATTACAATTTCTATACATTTCTCCACGAATGTCTTTTATTTTATTTTTAGGAGAAATTCTTGAAAGTCTATAACAATTTTGAAATGTATTATAGCTAGGTCCGGTGTAGTCTAGGCTTTTCCAGTCGTCACTTATATTTACATATTCTAAGTTATGACAATCTTTAAATGCTCCACCATTTACTATTGTTGGACTATGATGAAAGTCTATACCTGTAAGTATCTGTTGATTCTCAAATGCTCTTAAACCAATTTCTTGAACATTACCTTTAACTATAACACTGCTTAACATTGAATATTCAGTAGTTGTATTCCATGGTACAAATGCTCTTACACCTATTTTTCTTAAACCACTTCCAAGTGTTACTGCTATATTCTTTATTATTCTTTGTTTATTATAACCATACTGACCTGTTGTATAATCATAATATGCATCATAATATTGTGAATTGCCATTTAGATAAGCAAAACATCTTTCTGCAATTGTTGTTACTCCATCACCTATGTATAATGAGTCTGTTGTATTATCTCTAGGTACATTAGTCCAATATATTGTTCTTGAATATTCACTTCCATCAGTCTTAGAAACAGTAGCAGTAGCATCAGGTATCTCTGAGGCAGTGTCAAACATTGCACCAGAACCATAAACTCTGTCAATTATGTAACAGCCAGCATTTGTAATGCTATCTCCTTTTATTTCTTGTGTTACATCATCATATGTTATTCTCTCTATATAAGGTTCTCTTACATCACACCATACATTGTTTCCTAATTGAAATGTATATTCTAGTTCTCCCTCTGAAAATGAATATCTGTATGCCATAAACCATCACCTGCCTTTATGCCCAGCCAATGCCATGTAGTTTTTCTACTACATAGATTGCTTCAATTAAAAAGTGGTCTCTTGTAGGATATGCATGATTCTTCCAAGAAAATTCATGCACATAAAAGGCATAACTGCAATCAAAGAAAATTCTACAGCTACCATCAGGATTTTGTTCAATTCTCCCACTATCCCTTAATGTCCCTGTATCTACTGGACAATAATATTTAGCCAGTGCTAATATTTCTTCTGCTAACTGTGCATTTACACTTGCTGTTATGCCTTGCATATCCAAAGCACTTATAAACTCCAATTCACCTGTCGCTTGGTTTCTATTACCAATGACACCATACATTGAAGGCCCTTTACTTGGAGTTCTTAATCCACCTGCTTGTCTTCCTTGTATATAAGCCTGTGCACTACTTGATATTGGTCTTAAATTTAAGTCATCCCTTAAAACTCTTTCAACTGCTTCATTTACCTGAGCCACCATATTATAGTAGAAGTTATAGAAGCCATTTTCATTGACATCTACATAAAAACTTCCTCTGCCTGCATCTGCCATTATTGTTATCCTCCTATAAACTCAAATTAACTTATACTTGCAATTCTAAAAATTGAACCGTCAGGTACACTTCCAATAGGTGGTATAGTTTGTCTTAAAGGTATTACAAGTGCTGTCTGTCCACCATTGTTATAAAACTCTGTAAGTTTTTCACCTACATCATCAGGTGTTACTTCAGCCACATTAGCAGCCATATAAACCTTAAAATCATTTACACTCACACTTATGTCTTCATTATTTGTAACTGTTATCCTAATTGCTGTTATCATGCCCGGAGCACTTATAATTGTACTGTCTGATTGATTATTATTCTCATGCTTATACTTAGGATAAAAGCTATCAACTAATCTTTTTACATTGTTATCACTATCTTTGTAACTGATTTCATAATCTATACAAACTGCTCCATAACTATCTGTTGTCAGTGTTGTGTCTGAAGTTGTTAAACCACAAACCAATTTTAAGTATTCACAGTCTTTGTTTATTTGTTCTGGTGAAAACTGCCTGCTACCATTTGCTCCAACTACAAAGTCTGAATATTCTACTATTGGTGTTTCATTAAATTGTATGTTGTCTTTAGTAGTATTGTTATAACTATTACTTGTCATCTTTGTATCCTCCTTTAAACTTTCTCACTATCTTATAAGAAGCTCTGCAATGCTGTTAACTGTGTTCCTATATACTCTTGTATTTGTTCTTCTTGTGTAACTGTTGGAGTAAAAAATTGATATGATGTGTCTACTTGTGTTCCACCCATCATACCTAATACAAACTCATTGTCATTTCCTAAAAGAGCTTCAATTGATACATTGCCATCAATTGTTTTCATTAAGTTTGCTTTACATCTGTAACTTGTTCCTAAGTTAAACTCCAAATCCACAACTTTATAATAATTGTTGATTGCCAGTCTAATTCCAGTCATTGCAACCATATCACTTAGTTTAAGTTGAGGGTTTAGGTATCCCTCACAACTTACTGAACTGTTTTCCATAGATATAAGTCTAAGGAAGTTATTTGTATATGTTTCTATATCTTCTGCCCTAAGTATATGGTTCTTTACTTCTAACACATTACTTTTTATATTAGGTTTCTTATAAACACTAATTGTTTTATAAGTTTCATCTATCACTTGACCATAAACTGTAATTGTAGCTTTCACATTATTAAATGACTTAATTGTCATATCTATCTCGTTCTTATAGTTGAAGAAACCTGTGCAAACTGCTTTACTTCCATCTTCACAGTTTACTTCAATTAGATTTATCTTAATTGCTTTGTCTGTATTTAATTGACCAGTGATATTGTTCTTACCTACATACAGTTGATAATCTTTTAACTGGAGTAACTGCTCATCTTTGTAACTGATTGCACTTATATACTCAACACTTAAGCCACTGTAGTTTCCTATATCTCCCTGTTGAATTTCATAACTGAATAAATTATCTAAACCACTCAAAGTACACACTGTTTCTGACTGGTTATCATCTATTAAGCTATCCACTTGCAAGGTGTTATTTCTGTCTATCCAGATGTAAGATAAGGTGTTCTGTGCAAGTGTGTTAAATATACTCTCTATGCTTTCCCTATCCACATTGTTGTAATACATAGACCAATTATCATTATACAAATTGTCCATTTTCTGTAGTGTGGATAGTGTATAATTCACTTGCAAGTCTGATGACAGGCTTAAATTCAACTTATCAATGACTGTCTTCAGATAATCAGAAAACTTCATCTTTTGTCTTAGTCTTACTTTTTTAAGTGATATGTTCTTAATCTTAGAAAGTAAATCTACACAAGATATGTAGAATGAATCATAATCACTACTACTTGTTCCACACTCCCAAGTGTCTACATAATAAACACCCATAAGTGTCTCTACATTATCATCACCAGTACATTTAATTTCAACCTTAGCAGTATTATTCATATATCTATGATATGGACTATTTGCATTAGAAGTAATAAGTAACTTGTCATAGCTCCTACCCTCAATAGATAGTGAACTACAACAAATATTACCTATGACATTTGTGTTTGTTCCTTTGTACAAACTCTGCTTTAATGTACATTTAGTTCCATAATTCTTTAAGTCAGGATTTACATGGTCATTTGGATTTATCATTGGTATTGTATATTCCTGACCATTGCTAAATATTATCTTAGCTGTAGTTAATACTCTTTTTACTGTACTCTCCATAATGCACCTCACTATTATTTCTGTACGAAACTGAATACTACATCTTCGTGTAATTCATCATATAAACTGCCACCTATATTAAACCTACTATCTCCAGTTCTGTAATATTCACGCTCTGTTGTTTCTGTACAATTTGGTTCATGGCTTGACATAAAGTATCCTCTAAATGTTTGTATTCCTAAAGGAGTATAAGTAGGCACTTTAATCTCCATAAAGAAGCCATTATCATTTAGATATGACTGTTGTGTAGCATTGAATAACAAGTCATAATGTGCTTTATTTAAACAAGCATACTTTAATTCAATGTTTACTTTTACACCCTTTAAGTCACCCTCAAAGTCAATACTATCTGCAAGTCTTCCACCATCACTTATATTATTGAAAGTAACCTTAACAGGCTCACTTGTTAATGGCATTGATACACCATTTATTTGAATGTTACTTGTTATTGGAGTTCCATCATTGAACCAACTCATATTGTTATCCTCCTTTATATGGTCTTAAATCACATCAAAAATTTCAAAATTTTTTAATTTATATGTATACCCTAATTTTTGACCCACTGCTCATATAATTTTCTACTCAATGTTATGATTGTGAATCATTGGTATTCTTAAATACTTTCAATAGTATTTATTTATCTTTTCTTTTTACCTACACTTTATTATTTTTAGATTTCAATTTTTTATAATGTAGAAATCAACCTACTGTATACTTATTTTTCACTACTGTTATTCATTTATGGTCTATATAGCAAATGGGAAATGTTGAACACTCTCAACATTTCCCGTAGTTACTCTTTAAACTATTGCTATATTTAAACCATATGCTTTGAGACTCTCAACAATCAGTGAACCAAATTCATACATCTCTGCTCTTGTGTAGAATGGCTTGTCTGATAATTCAACTCTTACTGTTCCACCATTCTGTCCAGCTCCACTATTTATCTGGTTAGCTAACTTAGTAGCCAGTCTATCCATCCACTGAGTGTTATTATCTAATGGAAGTACTGCTTCTCTACCAGCTTCACCTATTAGAGCTGTTGTAGCACTTGTTACAATACCACCAGTAGCAAGTTTAGGAACACTTACATGTATTCCATCCCATCCACCAAAGCCCGGTATATCAAGTGATAAACTACCAACTGTATTGTTCCAAATACTCTTAATTGCACTCCATAGAGCATCAATAGCAGCAGTACCTAAATCTATCCAGTTCTGTGGGTCAAATATACCTGATACAAAGTCCCATATATCACTGAATATTGATTTTATACTCTCGCCTATTTCACTAAACTTGTTACCTATAGCTGTTCCAATACTTGCTATACTAGTTCCTATGCTTATACCAAATGCAATTACTTTGCCTATAATATTACCTAAGAATGTTCCTATTAATTGACCTAGTTTTGCAGTTCCCTCTGTTAACCAGTTTGCAATTCTTTCTCCTAAGCCTACTGCAAATCCAAATATTGTAGCACCTGCTTCAGCTATAATAAGTACAAACTCTGCTAGTAATGCACCTATGATTGCTAATAGATTTTTAATTGCTTCCCATATAAATCCACCAACCATAGCAAAGAATGCAGTGGCTTTAGTTCTAAATTCAAATGACCATACCTGCCACTTTATTTGCATCCACTTAGATACAAGTTCTCCAAGTTTTAAGTTACTTAAGAATGTTACTACTGCTTCGTCCAATCCTGCTCCATCAGCAGTATTAATTCCTTCAATTATGAAGTCTAATATATCATTTGCTATGTCATGTAATGCAGTTCCCCAGTCAGCAGCATTTTCTTTGAATGATGTTACTAATTTATTGATTAGTGCAAACACAACTCTCTTAACATCATCACTTGTTAATGCCTCAGCTACTATTGATAAAGCATTTATAATATCATCTATTACACCAGTCACTGCATTTACAATTTCATCTGTGTCTTCTATTGTAAAGTTACTGAACAGGCTTGTTATGAACTGTGCTATTCCTTCAGCAGCTCTTGATAAACCTCCACCCTCAAGCCATCCATTTACAAATTCAAAGACACCCATGAATGCTTCATATAATGCCTCTGCAGCTCCATCTATATCTAAGTTATTCCATAATGAATCCCAAGCTGTTCCTAAGGCTTTACCAAACATCTTAAAGTCAAATTCTTTTAAGAATGAACCTGCAGCAGCTATTACTGTATTTATTGCCTCTGCTATTGTTTCACCTATTGTTCTCCAGTTGAGTAAACCATCAAGACTACTTACATCAAATATGCCATTTAAGAACTCTGCTATTGCCTTACCAGCCTCACTTGCTTTAGTCTTAATTTCATCCCAAGGTATCTTTCTTAACAAGTCTGCAATTACTTGTATAAACTCTTTGCCAGCTCCAAAATAATCACCTTGTTCCATGAGTTCTTTGAAGTGTTCCCAAAGGTTTACAAATTCATCAGACTTGCCAAGTGCATCATCAAGTAGTCCACTAAAATCACCAAGAGCCTGTGGGTCTATTCCACCAACTCCTCCACCACCTGACTTGCTATCATTTATTTGTATTACATCATCAAATGAGGCTAATTGCTTATTAGCCTTACTTGCAGATTCTGCTACATTATCAAGTGAATTACCTATATCACTTGCTATTGAAGTAAATCCTACTGACTTTGGTTCCCAACCAAATACTGATATCAATACACTTAGTAGTTGATTTGCTATTGTAAGTATCTTTGTTAATACAGGAGCCACAATTGCATATAAATTAAGAGCCACTAAACCAATATTGTTCATTAATTCCTGATACTGCATCTTCATTAATGAAACCTTACCAGAAGCTGTTTCAATATAAGCATTGTAAAGTTCCTGAACTCTACCAGCACGCTCTAATATAAAGTTATATCTTTCAACCTCACTACTTAACTTTCTTACTTGGTCAATTTCTTGCTTTGTAAATATTCTGTAAAGTATTGAGTTTCTACCTACATATCCCTTACTTATTGTTTGTCCTAAATCTGCAAATGCCTTTTGAGTATCACCTATAAGCACTCCTAGGTTTCTACCCATGATTGTCATATTTTCAGTAGCTTCTACTAATTGGTCTGAAGCCACACCCATTGAACCAGCAGCAGCAACTACATCGTTTATACTTGCAAACATTGTATTACTTGCACCACTTATACTTTGTATAAAACTATATACTTCATCAGTAGCATCCTGACCAATATAAGCAGATGTTGTTAAGAATGCTCTTTCAATTGTTGTTCCAGCTTCTGCAAGTTTATCAAGTGTCTGTATTGCTTGCTCTGCCATATCAACCATGTTTTGTAATGAGTCTACAAACCACTCAATACTATTAAAAGCTCCTTCGCCTATTGCAGTTCCAACATTTTTAAATGTTGTAATCATTTCTTTGGTATTATCTATTAATAACTTAATACCACCAACTGCAACAGCAGCAGCACCTGCATATGCTACAAGTTCTGTACCTGTTATTCCTAATGTCTTTCCTAATTCTAAAAGCTCACTTTTAGATATACCTATTTTTTCTGCAAATGTACTTAATAATTTATCTGAAATACTTAACTGTGCATTTTGTTCCTGTAAGTTGTTTAAGTCTAAACCACCATTTATATTTCTTCCAACACTAGGGTCTAAATTAGCAGTTCCCTCTGTACTAATTATTCTTGACCATCTATCTTGTGTTGATTCGCTTTGTACTCTATTAGCTTCTTCTTGTAATCTTATATGTCTCTCTGTTTCATTATTTAAGTTTCTATAATATTCTCTACGTTTTTCTATTCTTTCATTTTGTTCTTCTGCCAATTTCTTTTCTTCTTGATATCCACTAAGAAGATTTATTGAACCACCACGACTTATAGCTTGTAGTATTTCTTCTTTCTGAACTATGTCACCAAGATTTTTGTTACTGTTTTCAAGTATTTCATTAAAATGCATCCAAGATTTATTGAAAGCATTAGCAAATGTTTCTGTTTGCTTTTCAGTTATTAAACCGTACTGATTATATGCATTTAATGCATCTGCTAACTGTATATATGAATCTCTTAATTCAATTACATGCTTATTATCTAAACTGTTTGCATTTTTTTCTATTAGCAAAGTAACATCATTTATTTTTGAGTATGCACTCCATAAGCTATCCATAGCAGAAACTGCCTGACTTGTATCTGCACTAACTCTTATATTCACATTGCTTTCAACATTCTGTGCCATGTTATTTACCTCCACGCTTCATTTCTTTTATTTTTTCTGCCAATGTCTTTTGATGAAGTGTTCCATCTTCATTTAGCTGTGGACATTCTTTTAACTTGCCTGCAAGCATCTGTCCAAACATCATTGCATTACTAAACTGACTTTGTAACTCTTGGTTCTTATCACTTATGAAACGCTTTTGAACACCATCAGCATATTTATACATATATCTTGTTGATATATTCCAAAATTCACTAAGTCCAAAGTTTTTATCTACAGTTTGAATATTATTGTAAAAATCTTCTAATACTTCAGAAAATGAGGAATACTTTTTATCTACATTGTTCTTTTCATCTTCATCTGGTCTTCTACCTATTAACTCATAAGCAAGTTCTTTAACTGCTTCATCATATCCATACTCTTCAACTGCTTTATTAAAAATTGACTCTGCCTCAGCATCATCACACTTATTTCCTAATTTAATTAAGTCAAGTATTATAAACAAATTTGCTTGGCTTAGTTCATCAAATATATTGATGTCATTATTTAATTCATAGTCTAAAACTTCTCTTATAATGAACTCTTTACATATTTGCATTGGTATCTCTCCTAAAAAATAAGGCTAGGGCAATTGTTTTCAATACCCTAGCCTCTGCAACTTTTACTTATTCTTGGGTATCTTTATTTTCTACACCCAGTTCAGACTCTTCTTTATTGACTTCTTTAAAATCAACTATGTTGTTTTCTTCAGTCTCTTTGGTTTCATCACTTACTTTTTCTATGTTATCCTTAAGCTTTGTAAGCTGTGTCATAAGTTCCTGTAACTTGTTCTGTGCTTCTAATCTCTTATTTATGAAGTCTTCCAACTTTTCACATTGTTCCTTGTGTAAACTATCAACTGGTATATCAATACAATAGTCTTTACACAATTCACAAAATGCTCCAGTTATTCCTCTTGCTTTATTATTTTCATCATCAAGCCATCTCTGTAAAATATCCTCTGCTGTCTGTTCATCACAATTGTTATTTCCTAACTTGATGAGTAATATACAATCTTCAATATCAGGTACACCTTTTCTATTTACTACGTCTACTGTTATGTACCTTGCTATGTTCTTTTTCTTACAATCTTCGTTATCTAAACGATATTGTTTCTGAAATTTATTAACCACGCCAATATGAAATTTAGTTGTTAGATTACTTCTTACCATTGGTTTATCCTCCTATTTTTAAATGACAGGGGATAACACTAAAATGTGTTATCCCCATAAACTTTCTTTACTGATTAAGGCTGAGTAGCAGTTACACCATCAGAACTTACAGACATTGTATAAGTCAGTGTAGCCACATCATTATCAGGAAGTGTCATTCCCCACTGGCTAATCTGTCCAAAGTAACCAAATAGCTGATTTCCTGCTTTATCAAAAGCAGCAGACACAAGATAACTGTTAGCATCATAGATACCTTTCATTGTATCAAGTGCATCTTTTGTAAGAGCTTCTGTGAAGTTAATATCGTTGATGTTTGAACCCTTAGTGTTCTTAACTTCATCTTTCTTGTGGAATAAACGATAAGTAGCAACTTCCTTAGAAGCACCCATACCATCAATTGCCTGTAGATAAGTTACAAGGTCAGTAGCAGCAAATGCTACTGCTGTTGAACCAGGGTCTTCAGTGACAACTTTATGATAAACCTGCACTGTGTCAGCACCTGACTCAATTACTTTTGTAATGTCAATGTTTGCCATTTCTTTTATCTCCTTTCATAAATTAATTGCTTAAAACTACATACTTTATAGATATATCCATTTCAATCATTTGATTGCCTACCGAGTTCTTGCCTAATGGAACTATATCAATAAGTTCGCATTTCTTAACATAGATTGAAGTGGAAGTATCATCTTGTTTTATATTTTCAAGTGCTTCTCTTAAATATTTTTCAGCACTATCAATATCACCATTTAAACATACAACTGCTATTTGTATATTAGCTAAAAGACAAGCTACTCCATGAAACATCTCTGCTTGTGCTAACCTTGTCTGAAAGACTCCAACATCACCCTCATGGTCTTCTCTTAAACTCTGATTCCATACACAATGATTTGGTACATGTTCATCATCATATACTGTGTTATTATCACCAAGGTTATATTTATCTGGAAGTCTATGTCTTATATGTTCAAATAAGTTATTTGTTACATCATTCATCTGTATCTCTCCTATTTAACATAGCTTAAGTAGCCACAATCTAAACCAAATCCTGCTACTGCTACACATTCCATTATTTCTCGTCCATTTAACAGACTCTTAGGTATTAGTCTTTCTTTTGTTTTATACACAATAGTACAAGTTGTTGTGTCTCCATCATCACTATGTACTACCTTTATCTGTCCCTTAAGTCTTAGTCCCTTAATAACTGTTTCAGGAGCATAACTATCAGTGTTTGATGAAGTTTTTCCTGTGTATTCTTTATACTTTAAATCTTGATAGTATATGTTCTCAAACACTGCTTTTTACCTCCAATACTTAAACTAATCTTATTTACAACTAATGTTCTTGTTCTATGCACTCTATAAAATCAATAAATTGCTTTATTAACTTTATAGAGTGCAAGACCCAACTGATTTAACAGTCAAACCTCACACTCTTTTAGGAGGATACTCTAAATGGAAAGAGTATATATGTAAAAAGGGCACCACCCCTAATTACCTGATTTATTATCTGTTTCATCTAGGTTCTTTTTGTCATACTGTGTTCCAAAGTAAAAACCTATAACGACACTGAATATTGTCATATACTGTTCACTTGAAATAACTCCGTTTAGAGCTAAAATACTAAACACAACTGCTAACATTATTGTTACGATACTCTTAACTGTTAACAGGTTTCCTATTCTTTTTACTATGTTTGACATATTAAACACCTCCCTGTTTATGCTCCAAATACTAAACGAAGAACTGCTACAATTATTGTTCCTAACACACTTGCTCCAATGCCCATTATCCATCCCATATTACGTGTATTCTTTTCATACAACTTGTCTATTTCTTTCTGCTGTTGTTCTGTTTTATTCTGCAATGTGTTTATATCAATTTTCATTGCAGCTACTTGCTGACTTGTATTTGTTATACTATCTTTAATCTCATGTACTGCTTCAATTAAATTGTCCAACTTATCTTGAATTAGTAGTATTATTGCTTCTCTTGATTGTTCGTTTTGATTCTCCATATGTTACCTCCTGTTACACATATAATGTATATTGCTTAAAATAGGTCTTAAACACACTATTATATAAACCAAGTTCATTTCTTACATTGTTATTCCCAACCATTTCATTAGCACTTGCAAATTCTATTCTTGCACCAGAACCATCTGCAAATGACTTAACTCCACTTGATTGCAATATACTAAAATCACCTGACTCTGACTGTTCTGCTATTAGTTCTTTTACTCCTTGAATAAGTAATCCTATTTTTATTCTCTCAGGACATTCAACAACATCACTGCAATTCTCAATTCTTGGAAACTGTAATGACTGGTCTTTACTCTGTTTTCTACCCTTATACAGAATTGCATCATTGTCATACTTCATTGTGGTATTTAATATAATTGTTTTCTTATCATCATCTTGTAGTCTCTCCCACATTACTCTTATTGGGTTAGTTGATAACATATATTTACTTATAAGTTCATTGGCTTGCTCTATATCTGTGTAACAGTTTGTACCTACTATTAAATCCATGGCTTTTATCCTCCTTTACTTATTGTAGTGTTATATTCTTACTTGCAGCCAGTGCAGTATCTGCTGAACTTAAACCTGCAAGAACTGAAGCATGAAGTTTTAATATACGTGTTTTACCAGAATTATTTGTCTCAAAGTTCTGAATCATACTGTGTGCATCTAATACAGAACTTGCACTGAGGTCTAATGTTATTGAATTTGTTGTAGAACTAAATCCAAAGTTTGTTATTCCACAAGTTATTAAACTTGAACAATTTGCAAACATACTTGTAAATGAAGTACTCTTTGCAAAACTTAATGCTCCTCTTACATGCTTTAAGTTTGTACATCCGTTAAACATGTAATTACAAGATATGTTGATATCAGGTATTGTCCAACCAGTTAAGTCTAAGTCTTCAACAACATCATTATTGTTGAACATATATCTCATGTTGTTTTGACTTGATATATTTACTAAATCTACAGCAGTAGTCCAACTACCATCTGCTGGTAACACATTTGCATATGACCCACCATCAGTACATGCATATTGCAAATTATCTGGATGTTGATTTAATGTCACTCCACCTGATTCTAAAGAACCAGTTACTCCAAAAATTTCAACGTTCTTCTTTATATTCTCTGCAACTAAATTACTTGAACCATTTACTGTTACTTGACTTAATGCATCATAACCACTATCAGCACTGACTACTTGCTGACTAGCTGAAGGTGTTACTGTTTTCTGTTGATAATTTGAACCACCACCAGTGTATGTACCATTAACACCAAGTATATTGACACCAGACTTTATATTTCCTGCCTGTATATTAGAATCAATAGAAGATGTAACAGCACCAACTGTTACAGCAGATAAACCATCATAACCATTGTCAGGTTCAACAACTTGCTGACTTGTTGTAGGATTTACTGACTTTGTTTGTAGACTTGGTGTTCCACCATCATATGTACCTACAACACCCAAAATGTTTACACCACTCTTAATATTGCCAGCTACTATATCACTGTCTATACTTGCATCAACTGCACTTACATTTACACGATTATATCCATCAGTTCCTGCTGGTGGTGTTATACTTTGTGCTTGAGTGCTAGGAGTAACACTTAAAGTGTCTAACACTCCAGAACCTCCACCACTTATTGCAAGTATAGCCGGTGCATAAGTGTCTCTATCTTCTTCATCTGGGCTTTGCCCCTTTTGAACAATTGCATCATATATATTAGAAAAATCAGTGTCATCAGCACTGATTTGATTTCTCAATTCTTGAATTGTAGTTGAAACAGATTCTAACTGTTCTGCCCAACCAGCCATAGACTGGCTACCATCTAAACCAATATCATTTAAAGCTGTTTGTATATCAGCTATTGCATCTCTTAAGTTTGATAGTGTTTGATTATAATTCATTGCCATGACTATCTCTCCTATAAAAATACCCTCCTCCTACATAAGGAGGAGGGCATTAGTTTGAACTCTGTCCTTTAAAATTCCTTATACAAAATCACCGATTCTTGCGAATGCATTAGGTACAAGGATTCCATATCCTACGTACATCTCACCACGAAGATAAACCTGATTGTGTCCCTGAAGGTCACCAGCATCAGCATCATTGTCAGGATTACCATATTCAATGACCTTAATCTGAATGTCCTTAGCAATACCATAACGGAAGTAGTCTCTGAAGTTACCAACAATTGCTTCATCCTTAGTATTAGTACCAAAGGATACTGTACTATTAGTATCAACAGGAAGTCCCTTAATAGTATCAGGAGCAGAACCCCATGCAAGCTCAGGGAAGAGAGGTGTGCCATCCTGTCTTGTCTGTGCAGCAAGTGCTGAACGGAATGCAGGAGACATTGCCATACCTGTTACTTCATGCTCATTACCCTGTACAAGAGCGATTGCACTCTCAACATCAGCATTTGCAGAAGCAGTTCTCTCAACTGTCTGAGATACTACATAGTCCATATGGTTATTGCCAATTACTGTAGAAGCTAAACCAGTTCTAGGGTTAAGACCATGCATTGCCATAATATCAATAGCTCTAGCAGCCTTAGCAGCAAAGCCATCAGCAAATGCACGAAGATAACCAACACGAGCTTCCTCTGAACCATAAACAAATTCATCAGAAACACGAACGCCATACTCAATCTTGTATGGAACCATTGTTACAGGAGCAACTGTAGCTCCACCAACTCCCTTTGCTCCAGACTCAGCAACGATATCAGCTTCTTTATCAAAATTGAAAGTAAAGAGCTCAGTACCATTGAACTGAATAGGTGCCTGCTTGCTTAATCTAGCAAATGAGGACTTACCTCTAACTAAATTAAGAAGCTCTCCTGTTAACACAGGAGGAAATAATGTAGATTTGTTTAATGTACCTGCCATTATCTTAATCTCCTTTCATTAATTACAATGTTATTTATGTAAAATTTAATTGCTACCACCTAAACTAGCTGACAGAGCAGCTAAACTTGCATTAAGAGCAGAACCATTGTCATTGTTATTCTGAACAGGATTAAATCCCTCTAACATTGGGTTACTCTCTGGTGTATTTCTTTGTACAAATAAACCAGACTGCTCTTTCTGAAGATTCTCAAATGCTTCATCAATACCAACAACTTTTCCATCCTCAACCTTAATGCCATCCATCTTTACAAGTGAACGAACAGCCTCAGGTGTAATGCCTTTTCTAATCTTAAGACCAGACATCTTTTCATCAAAAGCCTTATCAATCTTTACCTTGTTAGCAGTATTGATTGTATAGTTGTTAGCCTTAGTTAAAACTGCAAGTACAGATTCATCTTTAATACCTTTAGTATCAAATAAACCTGTCTTTTCATCATAAATAAGTTCCACTTTTGGTTCCTCCTTGACTTCTTTGACTTTTTCCTCTGCCTTTTTATCTTCAGCAGGTGTCTTTTCATCTTTGTCAGGTGTCTTTTCATCCACCTTATCTTTTTCTTTTTTCTTAACATCATCATTTACTTCAGATGTCTTTGTTTCAGCCTTATCTTCTTTTTTGTCTGCTAATTCAACTTCATCATCAATGTTGATACCTAACTTTTTAAGAATGTCACTCAGTTTCATTTGTATTTCCTCCTATATTTTCATTGTTATTTTGTTTTGTTAAATTTACTAAATTATCATCACCCTGTTCTTCAATTTCATCATCTTGCTGACTTTCACCTGACTCTAAAGCTATTTGCATATCCTCATTGTCAGACTGCTCTTTATTATATCCGTAGTACTTCTCCCTAACTGTAGCCTTAGAAAGAATCTTATTCTGTACAAGAGTAGTACAAACATCAGCAACTGCCTTATCATCATCAGTTCTACCAACATTAAATACTATTGTTATGTCTTCTCTCTTTAACTCAATTCCATTGAGCTTACATAAACAGTACAAACTATCAACAAAGCCAGCATACATTTCATTAATAAGTCTGTTACCCTTATCAATAGCTGACTTAATAATATTGTTTAGTGATTCTTCTGATATGTTTCCAGAATATTCACCACTTAAGAATGTCTTACCCATTTCACTTAACTCATATAAGAATTGCTTAAGTATTCCAAGCATATTCTCACTGTTTGTTAAGTTATAATTCAATTCAACACTCTTAACATCTGTATCACCAGAACTTACCATATAAGTTCCGTTAACTAACTTTAATGACCTCTTACCACTATTAGGGTCTGTCTCAATCATATCCATACCAACAACAAGGAATGGTGTCATTGAGTTATCAAGTAAGTGCTGATTAACACTAAGTCTCTGTTCAATTGCATAAACAATATCTTCAATATCTTCATATACTGAAGTGCCATAAACTCCATCATCTTCAGAGTTAACGCTTATCCAACTTACTAACTTGCAATCATCAACACCTGTGTTGTACCAAATACCCTCTTTAGGTATCTTTCTTCCTTTATACTCAAAATCAACAGACTGACCTATAAGTCCACCATACTTTCCATTATAAAGTCCACAACTGAAAGTCTTGACTATCTCAAAAATCTTACCTGTAAAGTGAATCTCAAATCTCACATACTTATAAGTTTTTGTAGTGTCTCCCTTATCATATAAATACTCATAGAGAACAATTGCTTTTGTATCATTAGTATTAGATTTGTCTACAACCTTAAAAGCATTTGTAGGTGCAAAGGGAGAAATACTAGAATTGGTAGCCTTAACACAAACATCACCGTATTCAGTACACATCTTAAATGCTTTTCTGATGTTACCAATATAGTTTGTCTTCTCTATTAACTTGCTTACCTCTTTATCCCTCTTGATATCACCTGTCTTAACAGCAACATCATTATTAAGTACAAGGTCTGTCATCTTATTAGTAAGTAGCTTAAAATAATTAAGGGAGATAACCTTATAAGGTATCTCCTGCTCTTTATCTTGTATCCTTGCTATTAATCTTTTATTCCTTGCATACTCACCAGTGTATTGCTTATGTCTGTATTCATATACAATGTTTCTTCCTTGTACTTCTTTACTGGGAAAGTCTGTACCACTGTTCAAAAATGAAAAGTCAGTGTCATATTGACCTTTTCCAAGAAGTCTAAATAAATTTACTGACATTGCTTAAACCTCCTAACTTAAATATTTAATCTTCATACATAATGCATATCTACAAGCATCTATAAAGTGGTTATCTTTATCCACAAGTTCATCTGTTATATTATTTTCTTTATCAATCTCAAACTCGTAATGTTCAAATTCATTAAATGTTTGTGGACACCTTATAGGGTCTATATAAATATGGTTCAAAGATTGCAACCATATAACACCAGCAATAACACTGTCCCTACCTTTTTTAGCTGGTAAAGCATTTAAACCACAATTGTTTAACAATCTTCTAAAAGTAGGTACAGCACTGTCTATATAAAAATTCATATTGTACTTATTTAATCTCTTTATATTTTCAGCAACTGTCTCTATTTTGGTCTCTCCATTTCCTTTCCACTCGTCCAAACAATACAAATCATTGTTTTTACTATCATAGAACCAGTTACCATAAGCCCATGGGTCAGGCCCACCATTGCTACAGTCAAGCCCTCTATCAATCTCTGGATAGTTCTTATTTTCATCATAAGTCCACTTATGAATGTTCCAGAATACCTTAGCATCTGTACCAACAACTTTACCTAGCTTATCCCACTCCCAAGCTTTCTTATTGCTTTTTCTTTGTAGTTCATATTCACCAATTACTGCTATTCCACCTAACCACTCTGGATGTTCATTCATAACATCAAGATATGTACTATGATGTACTAGTACTTTATATTCAAATGGTTCTTTTCCCTCTAATTCAATTGTCTCTGTTGAATAATAATAGTTACTATTAAACCCTAATTGTTTTCCACAAGGACAATTACCATACTCAACATTAAGATGATGATTACTACTAAATGGTGGATTGTAAGCCATAACAAAAATATGCTGACCTGTATCACCACGCATTGCTGTTGAGAATATATTATCTATGTCTACTTTACTCTTGAAGTTTCCTGCTTCTTCCAAAAATACAAATGAATAACCACCATCTTCAGTAGTCATTGACTTAATATCATCAGGGTCCATTGCACCTGTAATATCTATTTCATGTATTGTTGGCTTACCATAATTATCAAGTAATATAAATTTATCTGGCTTTTTCCTATATAAAAACCTGTCTCTTATACCAAGTATATTCATATACTTAAGTATGTTCTTACTTAGTCTCTCTGTAGCTTTATTTGTATGCTCAACAACAAACAAAGCACTACACTGATATTTAAGACAAAACAATAAACCACAAATACAAGCTACTGCTGATTTAGTTGTATTACGTCCACCTTTTAGTACTACCTTTTGTACATTGCAATTCAATATATCAACAGCAACTTTTCTAAATGTCTTACAAATATTTTTATTCAAATCTATATTTATAGTCATTCATCATCATCCCCCACAGAAATGTTGACATTTAATTCAACTTTGTTATCTTCATTATTCTGTGTCTGTTCTTTATCTAACTGTCTCTTTGCCAACTCATACTTCCAAACTTTGTCATATGCACTAATCTTTAAGTTATCATCAATGTCTTCTTTATTAAGAACCTCAGACATTCTCTGCTCTGCAAGTTCTATTAAACTCAAATTGTTGTAATAAGCATTACACCACTGTGGGTCTGCACTTATTATTTTCCCAACATTACCTGCATATTGAGATATACCCTCAAACACTGTAGGAAAGTTCTCTAATAAATGTGTTCTTAATGCATCAAATCCACTATCTCTGTTCTCCTGCCTAAACTTTCTAATAGAAGCAGTAATAGCTATATACAATCCTTGCATTTTTGCCTTAGATGTATAACTATCTCTACCACACATCTTAGCAACTTGTTCTACAGGTATATTCTTATCATCAAGCATCTGGCTCTTTATTGAAGTCTTTGCACTCTGTGCAGGAATAACACTTAAATTACCAGCACGCTTATTTCTATTATTTTTTATGCTCAATTTATTTTTTCTGCCCATATAAACACCACCTTATTAGGATGAATAAATTACTAATTTAATTACTAATTACTCTGAATGTCTCTTTGATATGTCATAAGGAAGAAACACTAAAAGTAGCACCACTTTATCAACATGTCATAATGCAATGTCTATTGAATAGGTGATAATATTGTTATTGCTTATCTTATTTTGTGTTTATCCCCTAATTAATTTAGTGATGTAGCTACACGCATAATCAAATGTACTCAATGATAACCAATAGGTGATTATTATGAATTGGGAGATTTTGCCCTAATGGAACTCTGAACATATGTTTTATAGATTTAATTGAAAAATTATTAAAAGGCAAAAGAAAAGGAGACCGAAGGTCTCCTAATCATTTTCCTATAGACTTATTATTAAACTTACTGTACTTTCATAAACTTATCATCAGCATTGTTGAATATATCATCCAATGACTCTGACTCTTTCTTCTTTCTCTGATATTTCTTTTTAGGCTTTTCTTCAATATCAACAATATCACCATCATCTGTCTCAACTGTCCTAGCTGTAAGCCCAGGCAATTCACCAAGTACTTGTTCTTCTTTATCTATTATAATGCCAGACTCCAAATCTACAAGTGAATTAATTACTTCAATCATAGAAATGTCCTCAATTCTCTTAAGCTTAGAACCTATAAGATTGAGCACACACTTTAAACCACCATCTTCTGAAGATATAATGAGTAGATTAACAATCTCTAAAGTTTCTTCTACTTCAGTATCCAGATTCTTCAGCTTTTCCTGCAAGTCTTCACAAGCATCTTTTAGTAATTCTTTTTCCATTTTTAATCCCTCCTAAATTTTTAAATTATTTTTGCTTTTCAGCTGAAGGGATTATAACGCTTGGACTCATGGTGTCAACCTTTTTCAATTATTTTTTTTAATAAAATGAGAAACACCCCACAAAGTAAATTGTGAGGTGTTTCCCTTTATAAGGAGTAGACACGAAAAATGGAATTTGTCTTATTTACCATCATCCTCTGTTCCTGTTATTTTATTAAGTTCATCAACTATTCTGATGTTCTCATTTAATAAATCCCTACAAACTGCTTTAAGTCTGTAGTGTTCTCTTACAAGTTCATTGTACTCTCTAACTAGACTCACATACTCTTCTTCTGTATGCTTGTCTTTTCCTATTGCACTGAACACTGCTTTTCCGTCTATCATGGCTTTATCCTCCCTTTTCTTACTATTCTCTGACAAGTACTAACTGAACAGTGTAAGTATTTACTTAACTCTGACCAGCTCATTGTTCTCTTTAACTCTGCTACTTGCTCTGGTGTAAATGTCTTTCTTGTTATCATTTCAGGATTCTTAGTTTTTACTAACAAGTTCACTTGCTGTTCCAGTAATTCTAACTTTTGTCTTACTTTACTGATTTCATCTTCTAATTCAGTGTCTTTCTCTGCAAGTCCTTTAGTTTCTTTTACAAGTTGTTTCTCGTAATTAAACAATGTTTGCATTTTACGTTCTAATTCTTTTAATCCAGTGTCTTCCATTTGACCACCTCCATGACTATATTCATTTTCCTAAATAACCTTTGCTTAATCATTGCTTATTCATTAATACATCTTTTTTCTTAAAATTCCCAAAATCTCTTACTCAAAAACTTTTAAAACTACTTAATATTCATTTTTATGACTAAGGATGAGTCAACCATCAACTCACCCCTAGTCTCAATCTTTTTGACCAACTATGTCACAGTATTAATATTATTTCCTGTACTATTGCATAAACACCTACTAATAAAACTGGAGCTGTTAACATTAATACTTCAAACTTACTATTCAATTTGCAATTGTTATTTTTCTTCATATTGGTATCCTCCTTTTTATAACTTGTTAGTCTACAGTTACATAATTATTATTCATATACTCTTTTATCTGTTCTTCATCTCTTGTTACATATATTTGATTAAGTAGTTCATCATTTGCACTGTATCTATATGCATGTCCTGTTGTTTTAAATAAACCATATATCTTTTTACCATGTATTAAATTTCTATAACTTAATGTCCACTCTAAATTCTCAATATTGTAGTCTGGTTTTATACCTAGTTCATTTGCTGTCATAATATTTCCAGAACCATCCATAACATTCACACATAATCCTTTAAACCTTATAGGTAACTCGTTATCAACAATGCACTTACATATCATAATTAACTTTTCAACCACTATTGAATTGTTATTGTGATTTATTCTTAAGTGCATTGATTTGTTATCAACAAGTTCTCTGTATGATGAACCATTAATACTTACTTTTCCATTATGTCTAACTTTAATCACTTTCTCTCCGTCATTAAAGTTATCAATGTGAAGTTCATAACCATCTTCCATTGGTTCTACACTCTTTATTGAAGCAACCATTCTATCCAGCTTAGAACCTTGACTCTTATGAAGTCTCTTAAACTCTTCAAATGTGATTGTTTCAATCTGTGCCTCTTTCTTAAGTGTGTTGTTAAGTTCTGTGATTGTTAATGCTTGACCTTTCATAACTTTGTCTCCTTTACTAATTTGTTGGGTATCTTACCCGTTTTTAGTTTTTATGATTTAATTTTTATTAAATCTACTACCTAATCAACTATATGTCTGTTTTCATGCCCTTATTGAATAATAGAAGGCTCAGACTTGACCATAGAAGCTTTTAATCTCTGATAACTTGCTGTTAATTGACATGCTTTGTAGAACAAATCTAAACTACGTAATTCTTCTTCTGTATACTCTCTTCTAAAAGCATCAATCATATCAACTAATGAATTTATTACTTCCATAATGCATCTCTCCTTATAAATAATTTTTTCTTATTTAATTAATTTAACTACTCCCTATTCATATCAATGTATCTGGCATAGTCTATCTATGATTAAGCCCTGTCTATAGCTTTGATATAGAAGTTTTAAATTATATCTAACTGCATATAAAAAGACAGCTGTTTTACCAGCTGTCCTTTCTTTAATAATGTCCTTCCTATTTAATTCAAATAAGGTTATCTGATATTTCTTTTAAACCAACAATATCAAAATGAAGTTGACCAAATCTGTAATGTCCTTGCAAGTTATCTATTTCTTTCTCAACTTCATCCAGTGTATTCATTACTCTTAACACTGAATAATTATCCTTATCAATTATAATGAAAACTCCCTGATTACTTGCAACCTTATCTTTTAGGTTATTAAAATCAATCATTGCCTGCTTACTTAGTTCTAATCCGTGCATCATCTTATAAACCCTCCTATCTATAAATACTTTTGTACTGTTTCTCTATATACTTCCATGCAGCCCTCTAATGCTCCCCTTTGTATTGGGTCTGTGCTTTTTGTCATTCCTAAATAAAAATAGTGTTCCAAATCAATTACAATTCTTTCAAATTTC